GGCTATCAATCTGTGTTTGCATTTCAGTCATCACATCATACTTTTCTTCTGGGACATCTATATAATGCTCAGTGAAAACTTGCTGTAGACCTTTAATAAACGACTCGGTTACTTCGGTGCGAACACCGCTTTCAATAGCAATTTGATTATCTGCCATCCAGTTTTCAGTAACATATCCGAGGTACTTATCAATGTTCTCTGACATTTGCTCTAGCTGCGATTCAAATTCTTTGTTTGCAGCCTCAGTCAATTCTTCTTCTATCTCTGCAATTTCAGCAGTAACTCTTGAAGTAACAACAGCTTCAAATACTTCTGCTGCTTTTACTTTAAATTCTTCTGTAAGATGCTCTTCGTCAGCGAAGAGTGCATTAAGATCGGCTTCGAAAAGAGTTGCCTCTTCAATAGATTCTTCTTCAGTAATCTCTTCTGCTTCTGCAACTACTTCTTCTTCCTCAGCGATAACGTCTTCAACAACATCTGCTTCTTCTTCAGAAATAACTTCTTCTTCAGTTTCAACTTCTTCTGCTGCTAGACCAGATACTTTCTCTGCTTTGTCATCAAAGTTAGGAGCTTTACCAGCGCCTTGTCCTTTAGGTAAAGTAGTGTCTTTTCCTTTCTTAGCTGATGCCGCTTTGCCTACTTCTGAGGTTAAGCCGCCTTCTGCATTGCCAGTACCACTAAGGTCTTGCATTTCAGGGTTAGCGTCTGAACCACCTTGAGCAGGACTAGAAGCGTCACCCTGTGACTTATCTTTAGGACGATTTGCTGCGCCCTCCATAAGCTCTCGGATCTTGGATTCTACACCCATGTTTATTCTCCTATTAGATTGTATTTCTTTGTTCTAATGTATATTTATAAAAATTTAAATTTTAGATAATTTGTTTAAGAAACTTTCAAACACTTCCAACTTAACTGCTTCAAGCTCACTTGCACTTGCAGCATGAATCAGTTTTTTTGATTCTTCAAGTTCTTGTTCTTGCCAAATACCGTTCACAAATGTCCACTCTTTATTTTCCATGATACCTTGTACATACGCATCAGGAGCAGAAGGATCGGCAACAATATCAGCAGCAGTAGCTAACATGAAGTCTTCTTGTACTTCGTTGACGCCGTTTCTTTCTTTGAGTGAACCCAATCCACGAGAGCTAACGCCTAAGCTTGCACCCTCGCCAATAAGTTCTTTTACAATACGACCCATAGGTGTATCAAGTATCTTTGCTCTGCCGATGTAATTGTCGTTGTCTTCTTTAAGACCCACGATCATATGAGATACACGGTCAAGATTTACTGTAGGGCCATCTGGATGTCCTAACTCACCGTATGCTCTTTTCTTATCGATAGATTCTGCTGTGTAACGAGCGACCTCTTTCTGCATCACTTCTTTAGGATACATTCTACCATTACGGTTCTTAAGGTTTGACTGCAAGAAAACACCTTCAATGAAGTGTGACTTCTTACCAGTCTCTTCGTTAAGCTCAGAGATATATTTAATCTCTTCTGTAACTTCTTTAATTAGTCTCATTATCCTAATGCTCCGTCAGCGCCTTGATGCTGCTGTGATCCATATCCAGATATCTTTTTGCAATTAATTATAACAGTACCGGAACCGCCAGTCACTGCTACTACAATATCTGCATCGTTATTCTCATTATCTGAAAAACCGTAAAACTCTAACGTGCCTGCAAGCACTAAAGTATGCAGCAATTTGCTGTCTCGTGTAATAGTAGCTTTAGCGCCGTCGTCTAGTGACCACTGAATACTGCTTATGTCTGCAACAGGAGATGATTGAGTCTCAGATGATTTTTTAAGAGTAGTAGCAAGGGCAATAGTACCAGCTGCTGGAGTACTACCAGTTTCTCTGATAGCGATGACACCCTGTACTTGTGTTAGTTTTAGTGTATCTACTGATACTGCCATTTGCTTTCTCCGGTTAATTCTTTTTGTTTACTAACTAATAGTAGCTTTTTTAATGTAAGAACCTAAAGTCTTCTTAGAAACTTCTTCAATCTCTTCGACTTCTTCTTTCATTTTCTTTTTCTTTCCGTAAGCACCTTCTTCAACAGACTTGTGATCGCAATCGCAATCTTCTTTAGGGTTCTTACGATCACATCCGCACTCGTTGCACGTTTCTTCGCTGTAGGCTTCTACTTCGTCTTCTTCTACGCCTTCTCTGAAGTTTTTAAACGTCTTCATTCTCGTCTCCAATAGTTTCAGGTTCTGCGGCAGGATCTACTTCTAGTACATGCTCTTCGCCGTCTGCTAACCCCATCGCTTGCATTTCTGGATTCTTAAAAACTGACTGTGCCAGTTCTTGTTTGTAGTCATTGATTGCATCACTTGCTCTATCAAGCATGATAGAATTGAATTTAGTTTGAACATCACTGCTATTACCTTTAGCCATGCTGTCCATCATGTCTCTAATCGCTGCTTCACGGTTCATTATTCTACATCCTCTTCTGATTGTTCAATTTCAGGAGAAGCCTGTTCAGCTTCTTGCCCCTGTGAATTCATTTGAAATTGCTGATCTTGAGTTACAAACGGTGTTTCTAGTTGCAAATCTTTTTCAATAGTTTCAATCTCTTCATCAGTCAACATTAATACTTTTTTCTGTACATATGCTTTACTAAATAAAGTACCGATATAACTAGACATTCCATTCAAAACTTCTACTCTACTTCTCAGAAGCTCTTGATTTTTTGACTCTGTGTAGTAAGCATCTTGTGCAAAATCATACATTAAATCATCTTTAATGTTTTTCCAATCTTCTTCTGTAATAATGTTCTTTAGGATCAACTGTGTTTTCAGTAGATCGTCAAACATTACTCCGAACTTTCTTCTTAGTCTAGAGACAAATTTTGAAAATTTTAATTCATCTCTATTAATTTCTGCTGATCTGCCGAAATTAAGACCACCTTGTTGTTCTAGTCTTGATACTGGAATGTTCAAAGACTGGTATAGTTTCTTCTGAAAGTAAACTACATCTTCAATTTGACCTAGATTTTGCCCTGCAGGCAAAGTGTCTATTGAAGTGCCGCTGCTACCTTCTCTACGTGGAAGCCAAAAGTCTTCCAACATAGACATGAATTTTTTATCATCACGGACTTCGCCAGTATTAGCATCGTAAACTAACTTGTTACGATATCGGTCCATGATGTCTTTTAAGTACTGTTCTGCTTTGTTGGTTGGCAAATTACCTACATCAACATAGAAGATTCTTCTTTCTGGTGCCCTTGTAATTCTATAGATTACAACTGCGTTCTCCATCATTCTAAGCTGATTTGCAGGTCTAATTGCCTTGTGCAAATATGATAGAGATGAATTCTTGTCCTGGTCTACTAAACCAGAAGGCACATGTGTAATAGCATCTTTAGTTATTTTTAGAGCAGAATCATTAGTTTCTGCTTTGTACTGTCCTGGTCTAGACGCCAATCCTTTGTCGTTAAATAGATAAAATTCTTCAATATTTTTAACGAATTGTACACCTTGTTCATTCTTTTCTTTGTGTACTTCTTTGACCTTAGTTATTTTTCTAGGATCAATGTAACGTATATCTCTGATACCCTTTTTAGGATTTGCGGTATCTATTACCTTGTGAAAATACAATCTTCCATCTACATACCAACGCCTAAAATAGTCGTGTGATCTGTTTTTGAAATCTAACATTTCGGTTATATTTTCAAACTCGTCTCTTATTTGATTTTTAACAGATTCAGAAACTTTTAAATTATCTGTTATCAACGTTACTGGATCTTCATCACTTTGATTGGCAATAGCATCGTCTATGATGTCCTGAATTGCAGTATCAACATCAGCCATCATAGAAATATCTCTATAACGCTTAATTAACTCTGCTTCATTCTTAGCAACACCTTCGAGATCAAGGTAGGTGCCGTAATACCCACCTGCTCGTATGCTTTCTACGCCGCCTTCATCAGATGGAGCCACAAAAGACTTTTCAGTCTCAGGTGGCTTCTCTCTGCTTATATTAAATCCAAAAATATTCATTCTATATAGTTACCCTTTTAATACTAGACTAAAAATTATCGTAGTTCTGGTATTGGAAAGTTACAGTAAATTCTTCAATTATATCATTTTGTGCGTACTGGAGCGCAATTTCAGACATTTGTATTGGGAATGCATTGCGTAGTATGTAAGAACCACCTTGCAATACATCATCGTTACGATCTAAATGTTGAACTGTGACATCAGCTTGGTAGTCAGCAGGAGTGAGAATTCCTGCATTTGTAGCTGTTCCATTCATTCCTTCCATCCATGCTTCGAAAGGTCGGCGAAGAGACTGCTCTGTGTCGTTGACAATAGTAACTGTCCAAGGATCAAAAATCCTTTCGCCTGCCAATTTAACTTCACGACCTCTGTACTGAATGACTGCCGGGTTAACTGTTGAAGCTGGAATCGCAGCTCCAGACACCAACAAGCTGTAAGAAGTATCAACTCCTGTGACGTAGCTAGGGAAGCCTAGCAAGACTCTAAATTGATTAGGTCTTGCTCCTCCTGCGCCTAGTCGAGCTTTAAACTCTGTAATGTTCATTTATATCTCCTGATTACTTTTTTATTTATAAGCCTTAAGCACCGACTTCTTCGAAAGCAATTCCAGTGCGTGTAGCAACGAAATTGAGTTGAATGAAGTTGATTGACTTAGCAGGTTGAATGAAAATGTCCGCTACGAACGAGTT